ATGCCCCTGCGTACTCCCCTCCAAGAGAAATGAAGATACACTTTGCCCCTGCAAAGCTTTCCGTGAGCAAACAACAGCGGGAGAATGTACTTGTGGTCGATTTGTGAAGGTGGAAGTCGATGCTTGAGAAGGAGTTATTAACGGTATTTCCACACAATCCATCTGAGTATCTGTGGCTAACATATACCGCAAGTGATGGCAAGAAATGGTATATTACCTCAGATAAGATGCGAACAGAATACTACCTCTACAAAGAGAAGAAGAAAACCGCACGCAAGGCAATTAATCCGTGTGACCTTTATAAATATATTAAGGAGTGAGATTATGTCTATTACGTATCAAGAAGATGAATATGAAGAAGAAGAAGCCGAAGGAATGTGGTGCGACCGATGCGGACACGACTTTCAGCTCGGAGAAAGGGCTTACGATTTCAACAACGATGATGGATATATCTGCGCAGAATGCGTAGAAGCATATGTTGATGAAAAATTCTCCTTTATCCCTTATCCAGAATACTATCCCGACGAGGACAAGCCGTTTGAAGAGTGGAGAGATAACCATCCCGAAGAATGGGAGAGACAACTCGCAAAGCATAGAGAAGAAAATAGAGAAGAAAATGAGGAGAAGATAGAATGATATATCTTGCTCCCCACAAATACTACAACAAAGATGGTCAGCTTAGATTCTGGCTGCTGGCTGAGGATTTCGCTCGTGGCGAACTTTCCTTTGCGGAGCTTAGGCAAATTGAGAATAATATCAAACTACTTAGACCTCTTGAGTACAAGGAACTCTGTAGGTATTTAAGGAAGGTGAATTGAATATGGAATATAAATCATTGGGCGAATATCTAAAAACTTTGCCTCCCAAGACAGTTTTTCGGCTATGGGAGAGAAAACAAATCTTCACGCCTTATGAATGGGATAAAAAGTTCTCAGATCAGAGCACGTATGAGAATGATGAGTGTTTATATGTTTGCATTTCTGACACAATCGAACTTCCAGACGGGGATTTATTATTGATAACGCACGAACCCGAACTTGAATCCTATTTGTCATACTATAAGCTTTCCGAAATTTCGCTTGCAAAAAACGATGGAGATACGGAGGCCGAAGAATGATCTTAGACATTGGCATTGATTTAGATGGGACATTAGTCAATTCTCCTGAAATGGTTTTAGAATTTATTAATGAACGACTACCTCTGAATCTCACAATAGAGGATATAACATCGTACTGCATAGAAGATGCTCTTCCAGAGCAGTATAAATGGATTGTTAATACAGCCTTTAAGTCCCCCGAAATGTGGAAGAAGGTTCAATTCTACGACGGAGCGGCGGAAGTGGTCAATCAACTTTACCGTGACGGGCATAGACTTTGGTTTGCCACTAGTAGTCTACCCCAGAATCTCCGCAAGAAAATAAATCATTTAGCCCGCAACATTGAAGTCCCCAACAATTACGTGGAGAGCCACACCATTAATATACAGAAGAAACAATTGTTACGGTTTGATGTAATGGTAGACGATGCGCTCTATCAGCTTATAGGGAATAGGACGTATACTTCGATATGTATAGACAAGCCCTATAATCAAACAGATGTATACATACCTAATTTCTATCGTGCTCATGATTGGGAACAAGCCTATAAGGTTATTAGCCAAATAGCGAAGGAGAAAGATTATGTGGCTGCACCCTGACTTACTTCCTGAATCCGCCGACCCTGTAGGCTCTGTGCGGCACAGCAACGTGAATATAGTCCGCGTTCTTGTACCGTGTCGAGAAGAAGGAAGGCTGTACCAGTGGGCGCAAGAAGATACATTTATAATATATGACTGCTCGCCAGAATACGGCAATACGTCTTACGAGTGCTTTAGAGGTACAGTGTTGCAGGAAACTAACGGCTCGTATTCTTGGTGGCGGTCAATAGACCAGAAAGGAATGACTAACGATGAATAAATTTGAGAAGATAAGTAAAGAACAATTTTTTAGAGATTTTGCAGATTACCTCAAAGACGAGGCACTAGATGCTCGCGATGGCATGGCAATATACAATATGATTAAACTGCCACAAAGAGCAACAACTGGTTCTGCGGGTTATGATATATTTGCTCCATATGATATTGTAATCCCACCACAGGGAACAGTAAAGCTTCCAACGGGTATTAGAGTTCTACTTGATGATGACAAATTCCTCGCCATTTATCCGAGATCAGGACTTGGGTTTAAGTATAAAATGCAACTATTCAACAGCGTGGGGGTTATAGATTTTGATTATTATAAGTCAGATAATGAGGGACATATATGGTGCAAGTTCTACAATGATAGTCCTGACGGTAAAACGATTGAGATTAAGCAAGGCGAAGCTATGTGTCAGGGCATCATTCAGCAATTCTTTAAGACAGTTGACGATGCGACAGATGGTATTCGTAATGGCGGAATGGGATCTACTACAAAGTAAAAAAATAAGGGAGTATGCTTTTCAACATACTCCCATAATTCAAATGAGGGTGATTATATGAATGAACTTCCGAATCTTATGAGCGTAAAAGAATTGATGGCGTATCTTAAATGTAGTCGCACAACAGCCTATAAGCTTTGTAGAAGCAAGAAATTCCCATCTCTGCGTATAGGCAACAATTTCTATGTTAATAAAGATAAGTTAGCGGAATGGATAGACAATGAATGCCGTCAAAATAAGTATTGACATTATTAATTTAATATGTTATAATCTAAATGTTGTTGAGTAGATCGACAGCATTTATTTTTTGTTCTTCTATAATATGAACATATGTATTATAGGTAAAACTAACACTAGCATGACCAAGTATCTCAGATATTACCTTTATGTCTACGCCCTTACGCAAGGCTAGTGACGCGAATGTATGCCTGAGAGAATGTATTCCGTTGGGATTTTCTATCTTAGCGGCTTTACATATTTTAGCGTAACTACTAGCAACAACCGTCTTATCTACGACATCTGTACTTCCGTTGACGATGAATGAATCATCATTCCCTCCAACAAATTCTTTTTGCCGAGTGAGAATTGAAATAGCTTTATCATTTAAAGGCACATATCTCGTCTTTCCAGATTTTGTAGTACGTTGTACTATAAGAGTTCTCTGAGCACCGTCGTACACGACGTTAATGCTCTTAGATACGGTGAGTTTCCTGCCTTTAAAATCAATGTCTCGCCATTGTAAAGCGCAAAGCTCGCCAACTCTCAATCCGGTATAAAGTATAAGAGTAATGATTAATCCATATTGGTATTTAGGAATTGCCATTGTTTTACGCTGAGATGTCGCCATTTCTTTGAACAGCTCTATCTCTTCTTCTGAGAGTATACGAATTTCTTTCTTATTAAAGTTTTCTTTCTTAGGCATTTTAACTTGCTTGCAAGGATTTTTCACAATATAATCTTTGGCAACAGCAAACTCTAAACACTCATTAAGAAGAACGTATACCTTATGAATCGTAGAAAAAGCATGGGTTTCGCATAGTGGTTTAATTAAGCGGTTTTGTATTTGCTCTGCTGATAAATCTGAGACAAATAAAGTTCCTATATGTTCTGTAATAATATTTCTAGTAACTCTCAAACTATCATATGATGCCGGTCGAACAGTACCTTTTTTAAGCTCCATATAGGTATCAAGCAAGTTATCTAATGATATATTATCTACTATCTCTGTTGAAACTTCTCCTTTTGAGAGTTTATAGGAGTTCAAACGATCAATTACATCGCCTTGTTTCTTCCCACGAAACTTCTTGTATTTAGGTTTGCCATCCTGATAACCTATGATTATTTGGGCATTCCAGTAACCTTGCTTATCTTTAAAAATACTACCTTCTCCTTTGGCTCTTCTTGCCATAATATCGCCTCCTATCCACATTATAAACTCTCAAGATTAATTTGTCAAGCATTTTGAGTGTTTATGAGAGTTTACATGGTGATAAAACATGGTAAAATATGGCACAAAATGGACAGGAGAGGGGAGTTCAAAACAGCTAGAATACGCTGATATATCGTAAAATTGGGGCATAGCCAAGCGGTAAGGCAACAGACTTTGACTCTGTTGCATATATTTTTAATACGCCGATATATAGCCATTTATAACGCATCTCAAAAACATATGAGAGTTTATTGAGAGTTTGAAAAAAATAGGGTACAAGGCAAGTCGTTTAGACCTACTTTGTACCCTAAAATTATTTATTAAGCGCCGCTATAACAGCACCAGCGATTCCTGACGCTATCAAAGTAACAACCGCAGTAATCGCAGCAATTTTAACTTTGTTGATATTGCTAAGTGTTTCCTGAGCGGGAGCGTTCTCTAAGGCTGTAACCTTCTGCGCAACTTCGCGCTGTTCAACCTTCATCTCACCGACATCTCCCTCTACACGTTTGAGACTCTGAGCCATTAAAGCAATATTGCTATTCATCTCGTACAGCAGTTCTTGCTTCTTCTCGACATCACCCATCCGACCTTTGAGGTCAACTATGTCTTTTGTGTTTGATTGAACGTCCGCCTTTACTTCATAAAAATCCTTATCCGATATTGCCATAGCTCTGCTCCTTTCACTTTATTTGCAGCCAAAGCTCACACAAAGCTTGGAACATAGCATTCTGTGTTTTTGACCCCATTATTCCGTCCGCTGATCCGCAATTAAAACCATTCTTATTGAGAGCTTCTTGCAGTTCTTTTACGTCAGATGCCTTATTAATGTCAAAAGTTCTCTTGAGCTTTTCGATTTCTACCCAACCCGCACCAGATTTGAGCTTGCCATATTTTACATAGTCAACAACCTTTTCTTCTACGATAGTATACTTGGTTGTAACTGAAATTGTAGATGTAACCGCTTCGCCAATTTCCTTGTATATAGGAGTGCCACTAGTCAAGGTTTTTGTGTAGAGGCCAACAACTTCATTTAATCCCTCATTAACCTTTTTGCAGATTTCCGCAGTATGATTCTTGATCCATGTGGCCGGACACTGAGTTGCAACTATGTCACAGTGCCTTAGCAACGTGCCGTTTAAGTCTCCTGTATACTTGAGTTCCTTAATGCCGTTGCGCTTACAAATGTCGATGCAGAGCTTTATGAGCGATTGATATGCTGCGTCTGATATTGACCACGGTTCGCCGTAAACATTATTTGAAACCTCTATGGTGATTGCTCTGTTGTCAACTTTTGCGGAAGAAGAACACCACGAGCGGTCTTTCTCTTCACAGAATAGGCCAATGCGTCCATCATTGCCTATACAGTAGTTAGCTGACATTTGTCTTGCAGGGTTAGCTACGAGATTTCCAAACTGCTCAACACTCATAATACCAGCCATATGATGAATTACTATGGCCTGAATTGTGTTATTGCGCGGTGAGTTTTTGTTTGGTGAAATCTGAGTATAGTTAACCAACGGTGAGTTTGTAAATCCCATACTCACACCTCCTCTTCATCGTCTCCCTTGCCGTTAGAAAGTTCTTCCTCGGCTTCGGGATTTAATGTTAATTCTTTTTCATCCATTATCCTCGCCCTCCTTTTGCTCAAGTTCCGGCAGACCCGCAACGGAAGTCAGCAAAGAGAGAATGCCCGCTAAAGCCGAAGCTGAGAGTACAATCTTCCAATTTACAGATTCTAGCGCTGCCGAAGTTCCGATTGTGGCGATAGCAGTCTGCGCTACGGTTTTAAGGGCGCGGATTCCTGCCGCCTTTAGCCATTCTTTGTTTATGATTTTTGCCATATCACCACTCCTTTCGTTTATTGCGTATATCTATATTAAAGGCACAAAGCCTATTATTTTCTAAAACATTTGAGGGTGGCGGAATTAACCGCCACCACGAAGGGCTTACTTCATTTCGGAAAGGAAACGCTCAAACTTCTTGCGAGTACGCTCGTCAGGAGCTTTCTCCATAAGTTCTTCTATCTCGTCGATGAAGTCCTCTTTCGCGTCATCTCTGCTGTAGCCACGAGCATATGAACCGCGTCTTGCATATGAGCCACGACCATTAGAACGACCGCCTCTGTTTTCCATAGAGTTGTCATAATAATATCTGCCGCCCATATAGTAGCCACTGTGTCCTTCTTCACTTTCAATCATACTAATGGTAGTTTTCAGACTTTTCATTGTGTGAGTGAGCTTATCGAGGTACTCCAAATCGCCAGCACTCAGTTCTCCGCCAGAGCCATTAATCTTCTCGTTTGCATTTTCAAGTTCCTTTGAGACTGTCTCACAAAGGTCATACAGGGTATCTAACTTCTTATCCATACTCTACCTACCTTTCATCTAATTCTGCGAGTGCCAATATACTCAAAGATAATATTAGCGTTCATCACATTGATTGGTTGTGTACTTATATTGCGTACTGAAACACTCTGACAGCCACAAAGACTTGGTACTGCCACGATGATTGAAGCTCCGACATTATCACCTGATACATCTGAAACCAGAGGTACGGTTACTGTCATAATGGAACTCGGATCAGTTTCACCGCCTATAGCTATTGCAAGGCTGATAGGTTCAACTGTTCCTTCGGGTTCTTCAGGCAAGCTAATATTGCCGTGAAACTCCACGTTGTAAAGTGTTTCATAAATACGCCTACAGCCACAACTGCAATTAGACTGAGGAGCATTGTTTGCGAGTAAGAAGATTCCGCTTTCATCTCTATGGAATACAAGTCCTGCGTTGCAAGGAACGGGGGATTCCGTAAAGATTACAGGTGCGGTAGCCTGTACTACTTGTGTAGCATTACTGCTGTATTCTGCTGCCATAGTTATCACCGCCCATCATTAAAATGAGCCGTTGCAACCGCAAGCGTTAGTGCAGCAGTTAGGATTCTGCACCATATAAGCAGGGATAGCACGAGGAGCTACATACTGCTCTACCTCGTTAGCGAGATTTCTCTGACCAAGCTGGATAGCCGCCGTCTGAACATCCTGCGAAGCCTGTCCACGAGCGAACATAAGCTCTGAGCGAAGCTGCGCGATGATGTCATTCTTGCTCTCAATCTTGTCTGAGCAAAGCTGATCCTTGATGCTCTGAATACCGCTATTAAAGGCTGTGAGAAGCGCATTAGTATTCTGAGCGTCGGCGGTTCTTGTTGCACATCCTTCCTGTGCGAGCGTGTACTTTACGTCGGCTGTAGCCGCACGATTCTCGCAACAGCAAGTAGCAAGCTGAGACTGAATAGCATTTAAGCCCTGAGAATTAGCAGTCTGAGCCGCATAACTTCTTTCAAGGTTTGCTATTTCGTTGCCATAGAGCTGCTGTGCAAGTGCGTTCTGTGCACCAAAGACTGAATTGTTCACGCCGTTAAAGCCGTTAGCAAGGTCATATCTCATATCGCCACAGCACTGACAAAGCTGAGTGCTAAGTCCCTGTATGCCGTCACGAATAGAAGTCACATTGCTATTGAGCATCTGGTCGCGGAATCCATCGTTGATGTTCTGGCTGTTGTTGAGCCACGGATAAAGACCAAAGCCGTCTGCTATACCTGCACCCATCATTGCGCCATAACCGCCGCCAAAGCCACCAAAGCCAAAGCCGCCGTTACAGAGTGCGATGAGGAACAGTATGCCAAGCCAACTGTCTCCGCCACCAAAGAGTCCGTTGCCGCCGCCGTAACCACCAGTAGGAGATACGAGCATTGTTGTGTCCATTCCGTTTTCTGTAAGAGCCATAAAGCCCTCCTTTCTCCCCATAACTTTTTGGGGTTGAGCGTTCACATCCGTATGTGTGAACGGTACGTTATATATCAAGGCGGAATTGCCTTAATACCATTAGAAAGGTAAAGACTATAACTCATTGTGAGCCATAGCTTTACACTATAACTCACTTCCTACCAAGCATTGCGTTTACACGCCCTTGAAGCATTGGCGGGATTCTGCCGTTATCGGCTAAGTATTGTACAATTTGTTGTGGAGTTGTAAGCTCCTTTGGGATATTCATTCCCGTAAGATATTGCATAGGGTTCTGCATAAACTGCTGATATAATGCGTTCATATCGGGCTGTTGCTGTCTCCCTACATTCAAAGGATTACTCATTTCCATTCAGCTCCTTTGCTATTTTCTGCATTTCTTCTATTATCGCCTTGTATGGCTCAAATTCTTCTTTGGTCATAAAGGCTGATAAGTCATTATTCTGTTGTGTTTCTTGTGGTTGTTGCTGCGAAGTCTCCACCTCTACAAGCTTAAAGCACTTGAATATGGGTGGTTCTAACTGTGACATTCCCATTGTCTTTGTATAACAATGTGGACTGCTGTCATCAATGAACATCACAGAACTGTTTGGAGCAACCGTCCACGCACGAGCCTGTTGCTCATTTTGAACGTGTACTATGTTGTTGGTTTGCGGTTGCATATATTGCTGCGCAGACTGAAATTGTTGCCCATAAAGGTTGTAATTGTTTGGGATATAACCATAAGCCATTTATTCACCTTCTTTCGTGTAATATAATATTGGAACTACCGAGCCACTATCGAAAGCGTCCCAGTAATCACCGTCAATAACAGCAATTGCATGGCTTCCAGTCCCCACGACATATCTACCGCTTGGGTGATCTTCTGCGAAATTAGCGAGAGAATAACAAGAAGGGCAATCATTAGAACAGATATATCTTTTAAATCCTCTCCGCCTAAGATACGAGTCCCAAACTGCGTTACTATTGCCCCAATCTCCCATATCATAACCTTCAGCACATAGTTCCGTGTAAATCTTTTCCCATGGCTCATTCATTACGGCAGAGATGGCACGAATCACACAATCACCAGCATTGTAGTTTTCTCTTGGATTTTCGTTAAATTTCACATACATCTAATCCCACCTTTCTTATTTAGATTTAGAGGCGACCAAATTGATGATCGCCTCATTTTTGACAGCCACTTTTTGGCTATATACCGTTGTTTCAAAACCGATAAAATTACCTTTTTATTGATTTGACAGTAGTATTTCCACTATTTTTTTCAAATCGTGTTTAGGTTGTATATTGCCGATTGCTGCGATAATAAAATCCTCATCAG